TTTAACAGGTGCTTCGCCAAAACCTGTGAAGAGTACTTCTTCTTCAAAAGCTCTGTCTGAGTTCTCTATATCAAATAAAGACTCATGTTCATTATTTACTTGTCCATACTCCAACCCAAAAATTGCATTCAATCCTGGTAGGAGTTCTTTGCTTATACTAGCTCTATTTATAGCCATTGATCAATTCCTCCTATTAAGCTGTTGATACAGTTGTTGTGATATAATTATCAAAATGGTTGTTTAGACGAACTTCATACCAAGGATATGCGTCAGTTACACCGATAGATGCTCCAGTATCTGTATCCCAAGGTGCTCTACGTATTACACGTAAATTACTCTCAGCATCAGTTGGACCAGAAGCGTCTAGTGTATAACCACTTTGTCCTGTTTTTGTAGAACCTGTTCCTACTACCCAAGGGAAATTAACAGGTTTTCCTATTAGACCTTGAGCTGTAGATGAGGTTACAGTTGCATCTGCTTGTATGAAATATGTTTGGCTCGGGTTTCTTGATACAAATATTTTGATATCAGAAGCTGTTGTTCCACCTGTCCAATGTCTGCTAAATTTCTGTTCTCCAGATGAGTTTACATAACTACATCCTTGGAACACACCAATGCATTTATCTGATGCATCAGCTGGTGAAGGTTTAACAGATGAACTTGCATACGCAATTATTGGATCTCCTGTGAACATATCAGTTGATAGTCCAGAGGATGGAACAGTTGTTACTGCTTCCCAATCAATAGTATCTATACCAGTAGAGTTCGAACCAGATCCGTTTTGTTTCGCCATAACGAGACCTCTAGGGGCACTATTTGTTGCCATATTCTTTCTCCTTAAATATAAAGAAAGACTCTATTCTTGAAAAGAAGGAGTTCTTCCTTTGATTACTGTTGACTTACTATTGTTAGAGATTGGCATTTTCGAATTGTTCTTCGACATAAGCTGTGAATTAACAGCATCCATGAGTTCAGAACTTTTATTTTGATAATGCTTTCTCTTAGCGTTAAGCTTGCCTGTAGGTATTTTACCTAAAGCTACATCTCCACGACAGACAACTCCAGCATAACGCCCTTCCTTCCTCACGACAGAAGTAGCACCCATTTCAGGAACTTCATCAGGAGAAACAAACTCCCACCCTCTTTGCATACTCTTACCTATACTTTGATAATCTTCTTGACCTTGTGAGTCAATTCTTAACCATCTTAAAGACATTCCTTCATTAGCAAATCTTTCTTCTACTTCTTTAGGAATATCTGTAGTACTAGGTTCTTCAAAGGTGTATTCAGTTTCTTCTCTAGTATTTAATTCTCTTTCTTCAGATGTACGTGATGTATTACGTGTCATTTATTTCCCTCCACGTTGCATATTAACAGTAGTGTACTCACCTTCAGCTTTTTCAGCTTTCATTTTTTCTTGAGCATACTTATCAAGTGGTATATTCCATTTATTAGCTAAACTTAAATCATGTTGACTTAACTTAACTTTTTTAGAATTTGAAGCAGAACGTGATGCTCCAGCTACTACTTGAGCAGGTTGTGACGTTGATTCCTGCTGACGATTTATTTGAGGTTCCCCATTAAATTTTTGTGGGAAATTTTCTCGCATTCTTTTATCAACTTCTTGATAATACTCTACTTCATCAGTATTGTAACCTTCTTCTTTTAATGCTGCATCTATTGCTAAAGCTCCTGCAGTCATTATATTATCTGTACCAAACCATGAATTTTTAGTTGCCCAATTAGTCGCTAAAGGATCTGCAGCTGGTTGTGGTGGTTGTTGATACTGTTGTTGTACAGGCTGTTTTGGTTCTTGTTGAACTTTTCTTTCAAATTGTTTTTTTGTTGCGTTTACATTTTTTAAATCTGTTTGTGCATCATTTAACATTTCTTGTGAATGTAATAATTTTTCTTTATCACCACTTTCAAAAGCATCTGTGTATGCATTACGAGCCAAATTTAATTTATCTTGAAGTTGTTTTTCTGTAACATCAAGATTCTTTTTACTTACTTGATCAAAAGTTTCTTGTGATTTATGTACAGTTGTTTTTAATTGTTCATTTTGTTGCATGAGTTGTTGAATTTGCTCATCTCTTTCTTTCCGTTGTTTTACTAACTGACGGATTCTTTTTTGAGCACCTTTAGTTTCTATTCCTTCTAATTCTTCAGGAGTTTCTACTACAGGTTTAGATTCCAAAACTTCTTTTTTAGTTTCCGTTTTTGCTTCCACTTTAGTTTCTTTATCTTCTCCTTCAACTTCATATTCAACTTTATCTTCTTTTTCTGCATTTTCAGGAACTTCGACAGATTCCCAATCTTTATCGTCTTTTGCCATTCTAACCTCCGTTGTTTACGAGACATACGTATTACGTTTTAAAGTATTATAACATAGAGTTATAAGCTATACAAATTAATTAGATCCTCGTGTTAAATTAAATGTAGGATCTAAATCTTTAGGATCTTCAACTTTAAGAATAACTTGATCATCAAATAATAAAATTAATCTTGTGGCTTTATAATATAGTTTTTGTCCAGCATGTTTACCATAACAAACATAATCACCAACATCACACCACTTTCCATTAGGAAACTTATCTAAATCTTTATAAGCTAAATTTCCAACAGCTAATACTCTACCTACAGTTGTAAGATAAGACATATCTTCTCTAGTAGAATCAGGTATTAGAATACCTCCTTTTGTTTTTTCTTTAACAGATATTGGACGTATTAAAATATGATAACCTGGTACTTCAGGTAAAACATCTGGATCAGGAGTTTCTTCCTGTGAAATCCACATATCATTCTTTAAGGCTTTTCCCATATGTACTTGTTGCATTTTACTCCTCTTCATTTATTGAATTTAGATTTTTTAATATATCTAATAATTTTTGTCGGCTCCATTCAATGCCTTGTATAGAACCAACTACTTGACGATAATGTTGATAATCTTCAACATTACCTTCTCCCAACATATTCTTTAAATTTTGAATTTCAGTAGAATATTCTTGAGAAATTTCTTCCCAAATTTCCATTAAAGTAGATTATAACTCTGCACAAGCATAACAGTTAATTTCTAATCCAACAGCTATTTCTTTTATATTAGGTGTTTTCCACATAATAACGTCCTTTCTATTTTTTAGGTTTTGGGTATTTCCATGAGTAATCAGAATACTCATTAAGAATTGATCTTCTTTGTTGTGGTCCAACAGCTCCATCATCTAAAGATTTTGTAAAAGAATCCCCAAATCCTTTGGAATCTGGTTTAACATGAGTAGGATACCCATTTTTTACAACACCTTTAAAATCATTAGGAACATGTGTTGGATAACTATTCCCTGTTCCTTTTACAGAATTAGGATAGTGTACTCCTCCATATTTAGGCATTATTTTTCCTCCTTTATATTAATGGTTTCTTGTTTTGTCATATCATTTAAAACATCAAGAGCTTTCATTTTTTCTTGACTTTCTATTTTATCAGCTTCAATTTGAACTCTATTTTCTTCAGCTGTTAATTTAGCTAACATATCTAAAGCTTTCATTTGTTGTTTACTTAATCTATCAGCTTCAGCTTTTTGTTCTTTAAGGACTTGTGTTTCTTTTCCTTGAGCTGTCTTTAATAACATTTCTGTTTGTTTTAATTCTATTTCTTGAGCATCTTGAACAGCTTGAGCATTATCTTTTGCTGCTTGTAATTGTAATTTTTGCATATCAAGTTCTACACGTTTTTGTTCTAACTCAACCATTTGTTGTTCTGGGGATTGTTGTTTACCCATAGCCATGTTTGCATTTAATATTTCTTGAGCAGCTTCAGCCATAGCTCCTTGTACAACAGCAGGATTCTGTGCTTGTTCTGGTGCAACATTTTGTTGTAGTTTTTGTTGTGTTAATCCATTCATTTGTTCTTGATATTTCATTACAGAATGTTCTTGTATATTAGATGCTAGTATTGGTTGTAATCTTTGCATAGTTGGATTACCACCATTTTGTGGATCTTGTAAGTATGCCATCTTAACTTGCATATGAGCATCATGGTCTTGTCCAGCAAAAGCAGCAATTGGTATCCCTTTGGATGCTGCAAGAATATCTGATACAGGGTCCATAGGTTTTGGTTCTGGTTTTGGTGGTAAGATTTCATCTATGTTTGGCATATTAACAGCATTTAATATTGATCTATTTAAAGCTTCTAAGTTAAACATTCCAGGTGGCGACTGTTGTGCCATCTGTAATGTCATTTGTGATAACATTAATCTGTGAGCATTAGATGGAATGTTTGGATCACTAACAGGAATAATATCTACTTTACCATCAAAGTCTGATTTAAATATATTTCTTTCAGCCATTGGAACATCATAAGGATATTCATTTGGTAAATAATTAAAATCAATATCTGCTAATAATTTAAACTCTTCTCGTTGCGACTTGTGTAATCTTTTATGAATAGCAGAAAAGAATTTACTAGACGCTTCGAGAAGAGCCATGGTTGTTCCGACTGGTCCATAAGAAGCAGCATCTGCGACAACTTGTTCTGTGCTGTCTGCAAATTTTTGTCCAGCTGTAGTCATAAAGCCGAGCATTTGGAAGAGTGTTTGGGAGGGCTCTTTGTAAGGGAGAGGTACAATTGCCTTTGAAAGGTCAATACCAAGTGCTTCTACTTCTTTAAACTCACCAGGAGCTATAGGATCATTATCGCCAACCATACGAACTCCTTTGGCTTTGAAGCCACCAGGAAGGTTCGCAAACTGTCCTGCATCTACTAGACTACGCATAGCTGCTGTAGCAGTCATGGTTATGTTGCCTAAGAAATGCATTAAACCTAAACCATAGAAACTAAATCCTGGTACAAAACGATAGTGAACAAAATGAATATTCTTTTCTTTTGTTGGATCATCAGGTTTAAAGTTTCTACGTATACTTAAAACTTGTCGTGATTGTTCTTCAATAGTTACAATGTAAGGAAGAGATTCTCCTTCTTCACTTTCTGAATCTTTTATATCAAGATAACAATGTTGTTCTAATAATGTGTATTGTGGATCAGAATCCATTGTAGGAGATAAACCTAAAATTGTATCCATTTTTTCTGATAGAGGTGTTAGTGTAGGATTAGAAGCTTCAGGTAATTCTAAATCTAAATATAATCCACTACGAATTTCTTTAGCTAAATCTACAGGGCTTCTATAAACAACATGTGTATAACGATCTGCTTTTCTTAAATTACTTGCGTAGTAAGAAACATAGAATTGATCTATAGGAACAAATTCTGAAACAGGACGTTTTAATGTTGCATCATAATAAACTTTTTTAAAGGCTGAACCAATAAGAGGAAGATGGAAAAGCATTCTTTCGAACTCATCAAAGTATTCAGGCATCTGTTCTGTTACTTGATAGTTCATAAAGTCTTGCACTCTATTTGCTTGCAGTTCTTTATCAGGTGTTACTTTACCTAAGATCTGTGCTTTAACTGGTCCTTTAGAAGGAAATAATTCTTGTGATGCTTTTGATTGAAATTTAACAGCTGATTCAATAAGTAAAGGATGCACAGCTGTACATGCTCCTTCAAATGGTTCTGCAGTATCTTGTATTTTTAAACCAAGAAGATCAAATCCTCTTTCAAACATGGCTTCCCACTCAGCACGAGATTCTTTATCAGAAGTAAAATCATCTAAAATAATAGATCCTATTTCTGCTAGTTCTTCTTCATCCATGTTTTCTGCAAGATTACCATACCATTCTTCTATTTCCGTAGAAGCTCCCATCTCAATAGATTCTTCAGAAAAATCTACAGTTATTCCACCATCATCTTCTAATTGATATGTTGGAGATGGAGTTAGTCCTTCTTCAGTATTTTGTTGGGGAGTTGGCATAGGAATAACATTGGTTATTTGCTGTGCCATTTGTTCATAAGGATTTTTTTCAGTAGCCATTCCTTAACCTTTCATAGTAAATACAATTAAACCTCTCTTGCACCATTATACACTTAATATCTCCAGTACGCAACTTTTTTCTTTCTTGGTGCATCATCATCCCATTCTGGATCATCTGGATGGTACAAATGCCATGAGTCTTTCATGTAGTGAATAGCCATAGTTAAGGCATCTACTTGATCATCATGTGCAGCATTTGGAAATTGTAATAATTCTGTTAATAAATCATCTGACCATGTTTTATTTTTTGGTAGCCATACTCTCCCTGCTTCCATCAAAGGAGACGCAGCGTACACTCTGGAGACTTTATCTTTATCTGGAATATATTCTTGAACAGGGAGTCCACTTCTTCTCATATCTTGTATTAAGGATTGTCCTGATGCTTTCTTTTCTATGATACATACGTCAGGCATATGTTTAGAATACAGAGTTTGAGAAATACGTCTTAATTCTGGGTACTCAAAACGTCCTCTTACATTTCCTAGCATAATTAAGTTAGAAGGAAAACCTTCTTCCCCTATTTCATTCTGATCATACATAGAAAATATACCCCATGTTTGAATAACAGAGTAATCTGCAGTTGTTCTTGTAGAGAATGCTGTATCATAGGTTTGTATTATAAAATCACAGGGAGGTGGTTCAGGAGAATCCCACCATTGTATCCATCTTTTCTTTATAAGTCCACCTTCTTCTGGTGTTGGGTTCTGCATATAGAGAGCATTCCAATAACGACTTCCGTTTGATGCTTTTATCTCCATCTCATCTACTTTCAAGACATCATCTGGTTTCCACTCAGGGAAATATGAAGAGCCGACAGGTAAATTTAGTAATTTAGAGGAATTTTCGTCTACCCATGCAGGAATTTTTATAACTTCCCATGGAATTACTTCGTATTGTGACATATCTTCCTGTTGTTTTAGTAACCATCCACATAAATCATCATAATGGTACCTTGTATTTATTATTAAGATACTTCCGTTAGGCATTATACGTGTTCTTAGTCCTGCTGGGTACCAATCTTTAACATATTTCCTTCCTGATTCTGAATAGGAGTCTTCTTCGGACATTACATCATCAAGAATTGCGATATGTGCTCCTCTTCCTGCAATCTGTGATCTAACTCCAGCTGCATAATACGTTCCTCCTTGGTTAGTTTTCCATTTACCTGCAGCTCGTACATCTGAACGTAAGGACACTCCTTGGAAGACGTTGTGATATTCGTCAGTATTGACCAAATCCCTAACAGAACGTCCAAAATCGCTTGATAACTGGTCACTATGTGAGACTGTAAGTATTTCATGTTCTGGATTCCTTCCCATATACCATGCAGGAAACAGTTTTGAGCAGATTACAGACTTAGATGAACGTGGTGGAAGGAAAACCATAAGCCTTTTTATCTTTCCACTCTCTAATTCTTTAAGTTTGTTGGATATAACCTCAATATGTTTCCCCATTTTCCAATCAGAAATAAGAGTTGGAGCCATAAGACGCACAAAAGTTAAGAAATCTGCCTTTGATTTCTCTTGAACTTCGTGTTGTAATAAACTATTTAGTAGAAATGTGTTGATATAGGGGTTGTTAGCCACCTCATCATGGGTATTTTCTGTCATATAACTCTCCTTGCAGCCATTATACACTATTTATTTCTTTTGTGCAACCTTTTTCTTTTAGAAAAAAAGCATGCTTATATAATATATATATATATATAATATATATAAGATAATAATAATAATAAATAAAGAAAATAAAGGATTATAAGTATATATCATTATAACATTTTTAAATTCTTATATATATTATATTATACTCCCCACTAAAAGTTTTCCTTTAATATTTTTGGTAAATATGTGTCACCCCCACACATATATATATAAGTAAGGGTACAGTTTTTTGCCCAGGGTGATGATATTGAAGGTTTATATCATCCTCTGCAGGGAGAAAAGATACCTTTAGTGCTCTCTGCAAACTATGAGATACTATGTTTATACTTGTGAAGTCTTTAGTTGGCTCTCAAGACGAGAGAGCCAACACATACTTCATATTGTTATACTTTCTCATTTTTATAACTTTATCTCGTGAAAGGAGATATGCTATGAGTG